CAGTCATTTCTTTGACTTGTCGCTTAAGTTCTGTTCTATACCAAAGCTCCGTTCTCTTGCTCACTTTCAGCGTTTTGAACTTCTTCACTTTCGTCTTTTGGTTCTTCAAAATCTCTGGCAAGTTCATCAGCATTATTCATATCCTCAATGTCATCAGCCGAGATATTGGCGAATAGTCCGCTTTCTCGTAACTCATTCGCTACTTGTTGCTCTGTTACAATACCATTCTGAATTAGCGTATTAGTTGCTGTCGCAAACGTGTTGAGCATATTGATTTGTTGCTCTTGCTTAACAACGGTTAAAGGTAAGAATTCAAACCACCAATCATTGGGCTGTTCGCCAAATAATTCACCACAAATCAAGCTATCAATAACCTCTAAAACAGGTCTTAATCTTGACTCTTGCAAGCGGTGAATTGATTCGTGATAGTTTTGAATATCTTCATCGCCACTCGCTAAACCAGAAACAGATTGACCGAATAAGATTGTAACTGGCATATCTGCTGCACCAGCTACCGCATTACGAAACTCAGTGATAAGGTCTTTTAATCCACCAAACGAAAGTTCTTTGCGGTCGTATTCGTTTTCTTTATCTAGCAGCAAGCTATTAGTTGATGATTTAATCGCTTGCACCGCACCGATTACATTCGCCACTTCATTTTCAAAGCCGCTCGCAATCTTGTCGGATAATCCCTCAATCTTGAAGATGTCAATCTTACTTTCAAAAATAAGGTCGCCAACGTTAGCGGAAGCAATATCAAAGCGTTTTAAAGCGTCAATAATCTTCTCTAAGTCTGAAATACCCCAAATGCTATTATCAGATAACGGAGCATCGTTAGCGTTCACAATCAGCAATCTTGAATGATGAACGATTAATGGCTCTTTATCACTACTGATTGAATAGGCTTTGTATTTACCGAAATTAGAATCAGTTAAATCAGTCTCTCTTTCGCCTGTTACGCTAATTTTCCACTTAGGTAATATAATCAATCGTTTTAGCTTTTCAGTCGGTCTTAATGGCGTATTTAAGTTTGTTGCATCGGTAACAATCAACAAACCAACCGACCCATAAAGACTTGACCACTGCAACGCCTTAGTTAGTGTTTCACGAAGTTTAATTCTTCGCTCGTATTTGATGAAAGCATCTAACTGTTCCGAATTAAGGTCGTTAGAGAAAACATCTCGCCACGCTCTTGTCATATCTTCCGGGCGTTTGATACAGATTTTATTTGCAATCCAGTTCTCACGCCATAAGGCTTCTAATTCGTCACGTTTCTCAGTTAGCATTGAACTAGCAACATAATTGGCCTGCTCTTGTTTTAATCCGAGCTTTAACGCCAGAGATGCTATTCCGTCAAAAAATTTCATATCTATAAATCCAATAATGATTTTGGTTTTGTTGGTGCGTAACACATCACTAACGCATCGGCCATATTTGGTGACGGTATGCCACGTTTCCGCATATCCTTTTTACTTTCGACTTTAACCCGTCCGTTGTTGTCGTAATCAACTCTAGGCCGAGATAATTCGGCCTTAAGATATTCAAGCTCTTTGATATTGCTTGATAGGCTTATTAATTCATCATCAGGATAAACATCACCGTGCTTGATTGCTCGATATGTTTTATAAAATCTATCACGTAAGGCCCACCACGCTTGAGCTTTAATGTTTGAAAACATATCTTGGTTTTTCTTACCTTTGATATATTCACGCTCTGGATAGGCCACAGAACCACCAGCATTAAAACCCTCAACTTGAATGGTTCTAGGTAATCGTTTGAAGTGAGCTTTTACACCGGCACCAACACCGATACTATCGAAGATAATTAAATCAGCACCGAAATTAACCGCACTTTGATTTGTTCTATTAGCGGAATCAATGACATCGCCATTTTTCCAAACATCAACATCAAGAACGACTGAACCGTGCGTAAATGCGTTAGCGTTACTGTCAACGCCCTCATCTGCTACATCAAAGCCGACTTTCTTCAATCCGTTACCAGTGAAACCAAGTTTAATATGGGCATCTACTGCCGCATCAATCCATACAGGCTTAATAATCGCCATATCTGAATCAGCTACCGGTTCACCCTCATAAACGTGTCTGTAAAGCTCGTAGTCACGTTCTCGCATTTGCTCCATATCTTCCATTAACTCTTTTGGAAAATACGGGTTATCTTGCCAATTAACCAACACAGAGGAACATCTTTCTGGAGGATTAATCACAAATCGTTGATAGGTGTCGTCTAAAATGTTTTTAGGGTTAAAGCTCACAATAATCTGTGACTTATCTTCTCGAATGGTCGGAATTAATACATCCCAACTTTCTTTTGATACGTTTTCACCCTCTTCAACCCAAACAACATCAATACCTGTCATTGATTTGATTGACGTGATATTTGTTTTAAGCCCTGCGAATGTGAATCTTGAACCATTTTGCCCAATGATTTGAGTTTTCTGCACCTCAAAGAAGTTTTGCAGCTCCAACCTTTCTATCTGGTCAATCAACATCTGAATAACGGAATCAGATATAGATTTTTGAATTTCACGACAACAAAGTACTCGTGTAGGATTATGGTAAGCTCTAATAATTAACGCTCTCGCTATATTAAAACTCTTACCTGAACCACGGCCACCATAGAAGATAATGAAACGCCATATATCTTCAAATAATGCTCTAAACTTTGTCGGAAATTTAATATCAAGGCTCATCGCTAAATGTCACATTGATTACTGTCGGTAGTGGCTTATCGCCAGTGGTTACATCTAATTTTTCTTTAAACATTCCTAAGTGCTTACCTAAAAGCTCTAAGGCTTTATTCACGCTAGATGGCTCATAGACAAATTGAGCAACATCATCACCAACAAACTCACCATCTTCTGATTTTCTTGTTTGAGTGATAACTACCTGCTTTGTGCCAGATGACTTCTCAATGTTTTCAATCAACATTCGAATAACATCATCTTGAGTTATCTGCACTCGGCTTGAACGCTTGCGCTTTTCTTCTTCGATATAAGAACTAAGTTTTGCTAAGTTTTGAGCACCTTGCTCATTTGCTGTTCTCTCGCTATACCCAGCTCTAATTGCCGCCTGAGTTGCATTAAGATCAACAAGGTATTCTTCGATAAACCGTTTTTGCTTATCAGTTAATTTCACCACGCCTTTAGACGTGGATTTCTCTTTCACGTCTGACATAGGGAAATCCTTTATGTTTTTAGTTTAGGTTAATCACTTCTACTACATCTAACTGACTTTCATCGTCAGCGTAGAATGTACCGTTGGCATTATGCCAGTGACTAAATGGAGGTTCTTCTGTTTCTGTCTTTTCGACTAATAACCATTTACCGAATTGTGTTTCATAAACTACATTACATAATGTTCCATTACGGAGTTTTACAATATCGCCGATTTTCATTTCTTATCCTTTGTAGATTCAATCCACTTGTTGATGTTTGTGATTTGACTAGCACACATATCTCGCTCAGCTATCACAGTGATTAGATGCTCTACCGCCTCACCGTATGTGCTACCCATAAATGGTGTTTTCACACAAGGCACCAAAAAAGCCTGAGGCGGATAGATGTATTCCGTCTTTGTTGTCACCTTGTTAGTGCAACCGCTCAATAGCGTCGTCATAGATGCGAGTGTTATAACAAGGCTGTGATTTAATAATCTTTCTGACAACTTGAATTTTGTCTTGCGCTGCTTGTTTGATTTCATCATGGATTACTCTCTGTTGTTCTACTGCTTGGCGTTCTACTTCAATCGTATCTTTTAGCGATTGATTAACCTTTTCTTGCTCTGCAATGAGGCTAGCCTGCGCTTGGTTTTCGGCTCTTAAGTCATTTATCGCCCCGTGCTGATACCAAATCCAACCACACAGGCTAGCCAATACTGCAAGGTAAATCAGGGTTGATTTATTAACCATTACACCCCTCCATA